AGGCTCGGTCTGCTGATCCCAGACCTTGAATTTGGCGCTGGCAGTGCCGTGGCCCCAGAATTCGGGAGTGCGGCTCAGCCAGATCAACAGCTCAATACTGGTGGCCCAGGCAGTGGCGCCGATCGACTCCAGTTCCTGAACCGTGCGGCAAAGCTCAACGCCAGCAGCGCTGTGAACCGTGAAGCCAGCAATTCTGCCGCCGACTTCATCGGCGAACACCAGTTTGACATCGGTGGTGGTCATGTTCAGCGCAGCTTCTGGGCTGCCGAGTGGGGCTGTCCCCTGTCCTCATAATGTAGCCGGTCCGTTACGGGTCGAGCGAAGAGGGGTGGGACAGTTCACGGATTGTTGCAAACTGGCTAGGGCGGTGGTGGCACCGTGATGCCGTGGGGGGGTCAGAAGCTGCCGTATTTCAAGCCATGCTTTGCGGCAATTTGCTTTTTTACTGCTCTGGCTGCATTGCGTAGGCGGTCTTCGTGGTCTGACATCCATCCTTTAGTTTCTTGAGCTGCAACAGACAGGAAGGTTCGCAGGCTGCGGCACTCATCACTGGTCCGGTACTCCCAAGAAGCGCGACTCACCTTAGCGGCTTCTTCGGCGTAGATTTCTTGACGAATTTGCTTTTGATCCTTACCGCTGTTGCGAGCGGCGCAGGTGCGGCCGTAGTGCAGGATGCCGCCGCAGTCAAGCTGCATGGCGACCGTGGCCTTCAGTTGTGTCCGACCGCAGCAGTCGCAGGTAGTAATGGAGTCATCAAGGTAGAGGGCTTTCATGGCTGGCTGGCGGGGTGGCGGTGGCGGCTCGGTTTCCCTTGCCTGTCCCCATATGGTAGCCGGTCCGTTACGGCTCAGCAGCAACCAGCCTGCACACTTAGCAATCCGTCACAATCCCTTAGCCTTCATCCTCTGCCGGTAGCTCCTCATCCAGCGGCGTGGACAGGTCGTCCCGCTCCGGCGTCGGTGCCCCCAACACCGGGCGCTCTCGATTGATCCTTTCCATCTCATCGTCGACGCTGGTTGCTGACCGGTTGAAGCCACCACGGATCAGCTCCGCAACGCCGCTCTCCTGGCTGATCAGCTCAACACCACCAGCAAGCCGCTGCAATGCGTCCGCTCGTTGCGCATCCACCGGGGGAGCGAAGGCGTTTTCGTCCATCGTCAGGCCGGCGCCTACCGCCAGCTGCTCGCCGGTGTAGAGGCACCAGATCGCAAATATGGACTGCATTACCGACTTCTTGCGCTCGCCCATCGCCCTGATGCTCACCTGGGTTCGGCCGCCCTCAAGCTGCGACTGGGTGGCGGTTTTAGTGATTTTGCTTTCACCGGTCAGGAAGCCGAGCAACTGCTGATCAATCAGCTCCTTGACTTCCTTGATTTGAGCCCGCTGCTCAGCAAGGGACGTGGCCGATGGCTCGCGGAAAAAGAAGTCCCCGTCTTTGTCCACATCGACAGCCGTGTTAGGGCCAATAACCAGCGGTGTGACTGCTTGGCCAGGCATTGGTGGTAAGGCACCCTTGCGCACCGGCACCGGCATGGCGCACTTGTGGGTTTTCTCCTCTAGATCGCTTGAATTGCGGAAATACTGGAAGCAGTGCTCGACCACCTGCCGCAATGGCAGCGCACCATGGCCGAAGCCAGCCTTCTCTGCCGAATACCAGACCACTGGGCAGATGGTCAGCGGCTTCTGATTCGAGTCTAGGTACTGCCCATTGCTTACCTCCTGCATCACCATGGAACCGTCAGCACGTTTCACCAGCCGGTAGAGCGTCCATTTCCCCGGTTCGATCACCCGGTAGCGCTCCTCATACCTCACCCCAAAATCACCATCCTCACTATCAACTTCCGCCCATTCCAGGAAGGTGCAGCGGCTCACCACCTCAACCGCACCCACTACAGCGGTCCGCCAGTTCAGGCAGGTGGCGCGGGTGCGACTGACCAGGTACGGGCGCCGCTTTGCCGCCGCTTCACTGGCCCCATCAGTTGGCTGGCCATCTGGCATCTCCACGATGATCGGGACGGCGCCATCGCGCAGGCATAGGGGATCCACGGTGAGCCAGAAAGCCTCAAGCGAATTGCCCTCTAGGTCTACGTTGTCCTTGTTCGCCTCAAATGTTGGCGGCGGATCTTTCAGCTCGGAGCGTGATAGCACCCCAGCGAACCCTTCCAGGCCAGCCCTGAAGAAGTCGCTGAACACAGCGCGACCCAATCGTCCTTCGTAGGCAGTAGGTGGCTCGGCTGGTTCGGCTGGTAAGTATTTACGCTTGATCTCATCACCCTTGAGACAATGCCAGGCGTCATAGGCACGCTCTAGGTCATCACGGTGCTCCTTCAGCACCGGATGCTGAAACGATGGCAGCCGGGGGTCAGTTCCAGGATGACTCGACTTCACCAGCGCCTACGATTAGCCTGCTACTGGAGCTTTCCGGCCTGGCTATAGCTTTACCGCTCTAGGGTGTGGCTTGCGCTGATTACGGCCAAACAGCGACGGCTGGACAACTGGGGAAGCTGCGGGCCTGGGCTGGCGTGGGCTGCGGGCCTTGGGCGCTGGGGGTGTGGCCACCACGTCAATACCAAGCATCCCCTGGCGGAACTGCTGCAGGGTCTTGCCGCGCAGCTGGGCCTTCAAGCGGTTGTGAAACTGGATGATCGGCCCTGATGGGTAGCTCCTCTTGAACGGATCGGCAGCCCATCGCTCCAGCAAGCCACGGTCAGCGAGTCGCAGGTTGTTAAATGCCTGTTCAGTCAGGCGGAACAACGCCGGGGCAAGGCTTTCGTCCACGGCCTGGGGTTGGTGATCGCTGAACAGGGTGATTTCGTCCTCAAGCTCAACGGTGCCGACCATGGCGCCCATCATTTCGTTGATCTCGGACTCGGTGAAGGCGGGGATGGCCTTCACGATCTGAGCCAGGCTCAAGCCTTCGGCCAGCAACCTGCGCGCCTTGGGGTAGTGCTCGCGCCACTTGCTAGGCATTTTTACGTCATAGCCATGATCCCTAATGTGGTGTTTGATCTGCCCCTCGATGTATTGGCAGACGCAGGTGCTGATGGCGTACGGGCGACCGGTACCAGGGTTAATGCGCTTGGGATCGTAACGACGGCAGCCGTTCACCAGCCCCTCCAATGCAGGGCCGATGAAGTCGTCATACGGGCGACCACAAAGCCTTGCCCACTTGTTGGCAGCAGCGCGGGCGAGGCCTTGGTTTTCAGTGATCAACCGCTCGGATAGCTCGGTACGGGGCGGGCTGCCGGGCTTGACTGGCTGTTCTAGGGGCTCTCCTGCACGAACAGCTCGCCGCGATCGAGTATTACGACGTGGCTTGGCGTCAGGTGGATCTTCACATCCGGCGATGGCGCCGTCCAGCTCCCCCCGAACCGGAACAGCTCCAGGTGGCTCCCCTGCGACGACTGGCGAAGACGCCATGTCCCCGCCACCGGCTTGCCGATCAGTTGGGACAAGGGAGCCTTCGGGAGCTTCAGTGTTGCCATCGGTGGGTTGCGGTTGCGGGTTGGGTATGATGGTCATGGCTTCAGCCGTTCGTCCTCAAAGATCAGCCGTCGAAGGTCGGCCAGGTGAGCCTGGGTGGCAGCCATTGCGCCAGCGGACCCGGTACCTTCGGTAGGTCGAATGCCGCACTGCCACAACTGATCCATCAAGGACTGAGCCTCTGAATCATTCAACTCAAGCTGTGGCTCAAAAAGCTCGGCCGGCTCAAGCGGTCTGACGGTAATAGGTTCGGCTACATACATCCTACCGTCTTTACTTCCTGAAATCAAAACCTGCAGGCCGGCATTCCATGGCCCCTTTGCTACTCGGATTGTTGGAATGATCGGGGTGGTGTTCATAGGTTCGGTGGGTAGATCAGGTGTGGCCTGGGTGGGTTTGGTGGATTGGTGGGTGGTCATCGGAAGCCGAGTAGCGTCAATCATGTGCAGCGACCCGAATCAACGGCCTCACGCTCTGGATTTGACAGGAATGGGGCATCATTCCCGCTGTGTCGCCTGTAGGCAGCACCCAATGCCAACCGCATTTCCGGTTGATCCAAAAGGAAACGGAAAGTAGCAGTGCAGTCAATCCCATTGGTTACCACTTGCTCGGGTGCCCCAAGCGAACGTAGAACATCAAAATCAGTTATACCTTGAAAGTTAAACTCGATGCACCGGAAACGCTCGGCTACGTCGCCCAAAGCGCGGAACATCGCCGCAGGGTTGATTTGGTTGTGGCTGCAGGGCTTTGCCATGGGTGTTGAGTAAGGGAGTGGTCATCGAAAGCCGGGGATAGGCGATCTCCTAGGCACCGGTTCCCGTGGTGGTGGGGCGGCGGCGCCATGGCCGTAGGTGGCGGTGGTGACACGCATGGGACCACCAGGACCGTAGCCCAGCTCAGCGGCATACAGTCGGTGAAGGGGATAGCCGACGGCATCATTGGGGTGGTCGTAACCGGTCTTCTTATCCGGTTCACCTTGTTCGTTGTAGCCCTGGCGCTCTAGCGCCTCAATTAGCCGTGGGCAGTCTTCGGTGATATAGAACCGCGTCTCGCCCTTGGCATTTAGCAGTAGAGCCTGCACCACGTTGACCCGATCACGTACCGGGGGATTGGCATCAGGTGCGTAGTTGATGAAGCCGTAAGACTTCAGGATCCCGATGTCGGAGAGGCTGGCGTTGGTGCTGCGGTTGGCGCCGCTCGCATCGGGATAAGCCCAGATCGCACGCTCAGGAAACCGCTCGCGGATCTTGCGGCACATGTCGTCGGTGTCATGGGCGCCCATGATCTCGGCGAAGGCATGAACGATCCGGCCACGCACTACCAGTAGGACGGCGGACATATTGCCCACGTTGAAGTCAATGCCAACCAAAATCTGATCGGTGTCCCGCAGCCCATCGGGCAGGGGCTTGACGTGATGATCACGACTGAATCGGTCGTATACCTGACCAGTCTTCAGGTTGACGTAGATGCCATCCATGTAGGCCACAAGCATTGGCCCGGTGTAGCGGGTGCGCAGGTTGTCCAAGTAGGCGTCAGGCAAGTGCGGGTTGTCCTGAGTGCGCATCCTGATCAGCCGCTTGCCAGGATCGCCCTGGGCTTCCACGGTGCCAAACGTCTTGTAATGCCAGACGAATCCTTCGGGAGTTGACAGGGAAACAATCTGGCTGACATGACCGACCCGGATCCGGCCAAGGATCTTTTCGTAGCCCCGTGCGGCGATGTACTCCTGCACGGTGTCAACCTCGTCAATCAGCGCCCATGCCCAGTCAGGACCGACGATGCGTTTGTAGTTCTCAAAGCTGCGGGCAACTACGGGCGTATCACCTTCGGGCAGGTGGAGGACGTGCTCGGGCAGGGGTGTGGCGCGGAAGGTGTAGGGGATGCCGTAATGATCCAGGAAGTCGTCAAACTTCCTGATCCAGATGTCCCGCAACATCGGCCCCGTGGGCTCCAACACGCAGCCGATGAAGCCCTGGTTGAGCACGGCGAGTTGAAAGGCTTTAGCGCAGGCTCCAAGGGTCTTCCCTGCCCCGTAGCCAGCGGCCACGCCGATCTCACGGGTGGTGGTGTCGTCAAATAGCTCAACCTGCCCACCATGGAGGTCGTCACGGATGCGGGCGAGGGTGGCGGGAATGTCTAGGCGGGTGTGTGCTGCTTCGGTGCGCTCCAATTCCAGCACCGCGAGGCGTGCGGCGGCAGTGGGGGCGCGGACGATCACGCGGCCACCCCAATCCGCCGCAGCTTGTCGCGCTGGCCAAGGCGCCAAACCGCCAAGCATGACCGATGCGGTTGGGTAGCTTTCTCGCGCTTTGCCTTTAACGCGACCCGTTTGGCGATGCGTTTAGCTTCACGTTTTGCCTTGTCTTCGGCGCGTCGGAACTCCCGTAACTGGTCAAATAAATCTAAATGAGCGTGGTAAAGCCGCTTTCCATGCGTATCCTTCTCGCCAAAATATTTTTCAAAATATTCTTCATAGCAACGCATGGGTTGTTTGCAGCCATACCAAGTCGTCGCCATTTCCCTCCCTAATGCGGACCCTCGGAAAGCATCAAACCCCTGATCAAACACCAGCGAAACCACTACGGCCTGTATCTGGTAGGACCAGCGATGAAAGTATGGCAATAGATCGTCCAGTTTTTTGGCAATTGACTGCAGGTCATCCGATAGCAGCTCAAGCGCCTTGTCTTTTGTGATTACCTGCCCTGCCTCAACATCCATCCCGTAATGGCGGTAACCAATGCACCAAGGACCATCCGGTGTGCCGACCCTTTCAAATGCGTCCCGCGAAATGTAAAAGGGGGCGTCCGCGCCTGCACTTTCATAGTATTCACTCCAGGGAAGATGGGCGTCTTCTCTAAACGTGTAAAACCCGGTGACAATCTTGACCACGGGCTCAAGCCATGGCGGCTGTGTTGCGGGCGTCACGCTGCCGGCCCCACTCGATGCACGGCCCAGTAGGCGGCCTGCCCTGGGTGGTGGCTGGCATCAATCAATTGGGCAGCCAACAGATCCGCCATGCGACGGCTTGCCTCAAACTGCGGACAGCCCCAGCGGGTTGTCAATTCAGACATGGCGACATGTGGTGTCAGGCCGGCAGCGATACGCGGGGCC